GTCGATTGTGGGGATGAGAGCAACCATGTCATCAATGTGCTTTTTCAGATGGTCACATGAAACCTCAAAAGGAAGCTGGTGTCTGCCACCGCACTCGCCGTTGAAATATCCGTATTCAACTGTGTAACCATGAGTGGCAATCTTGCCGCTTTTGTTGCTGACCTTGTGAACGCAACCACAAATCTGGCAAGTGCCTTGATGAGTGGCTTGGTTGCCAGTAGGCTTTGCAACAGGCTTTGGGGCTGGCTTTACAATTGGCATAGCCTTGATGTCGTTACGCATCTCAACTAGCTTTTGAGCGACATCCCAATCAATGTCAGCGGCTTTGAAAATTGGCTCATGCTTTGCTTTAAGCTGATGCGGATAGCTTGGCAAATCCCAAAAGCTGTAACCAGCGGCGTCCAAGCCATCACGATTTTTTGTATCGACAAGTTTGTCAAAAGCGCGGCTAACATCATCAAGGGCATCTTTTTGAGCGGCCTTAGAAGGGAAAGTGCCACCAGCCAAAGCAACAGCGGCGCGGGTCATATATTCAGCAATCGTTTTCATAATTAAACTCCTAGTTAATGATTTGGTCATAATGAGAATCTAATCTCATTGTTTACATTTGTCAACAGATATACCTTATAAATACACAATATAAAATCTAATAAAAACAAGGACTTAATTCCTTGACCTGTCTATCTGTGAAAGTATTTTCAATGATATTTGCATCGGGGGGATATTTTGGGCTTGTTTTGTGTCTAGGTGATTCGCATAATCGGCGTTGTCTATTTGGTTTCAATAGGGTATGCTGGGCGGGAATAGGAGTAGCTTATGCCGATTCCAAAGCCGACAAGTGGCGAAAGCGAAACTGATTTTATGGCTAGGTGCATGGAAGATAGCACCATGCTTAGTGAATACTCACAGCGTGACCAGCGGGTTGCAGTCTGTCTGAGCAGTTACCGTGATGGTAAAAAGGAGACTGTGATGGATGATGCCCCAGCATTTGATGAATGTGATGAGGTCAAATTTGTTGAAACTGGATACATAGATTGCGAGGCTGACCTTGAGTTAAAAGCCTACGATGATGATGAAGATGACAAAAACAAAGGTATGTTTGAGGGCTACGCATCTGTATTCGGAAACAAAGATTTAGGAAATGACGTTGTAGTCAATGGGGCGTTTCGTAAATCACTAAGAGCAAAGGGTGCGCGGAAAATCAAAATGCTTTTCCAGCATGACACCAAAGAGCCAATCGGCGTTTACACACAAATAAAAGAAGATGGCAACGGCTTATACGTTAAAGGCCAACTTGCAATGAACACCCAAAAGGGGCGGGAAGTCTATGAGCTTATGAAAATGGGCGCGATAGATGGCTTGTCAGTGGGTTACAGGGTTGATGCCAAGGGGTACAGCTATGATGAGCGTGGCAAGAAGCGTATGCTCAGAGAAGTTGACCTAATGGAAATCAGTGCAGTTACCTTTCCAATGAACCCGAAGGCACGCATCAGTGCAGTCAAGGCAGAGGAAAGGTCGATTCGGGACTGGGAGACTTTCCTTCGGGATGAAGGTGGGCTATCTCGTTCAGAATCAAAAGTGGCGGCATCAGCCGTTTGTAAGGCTTTAGACCAGCGCGAGGTTGGCGATGAGCAATCGGGGGTAATGGATTCCATTGCCAATTTAACCAACATCCTGAAATCGTAAAAGGGGCATGACATGAGTGATGATGTCAAAACCGCAGTCGATTCAATGGCAAAGGCTTTCGAAGAGTTCAAAGCCACCAATGATGAGCGTCTTGCGGAAATCGAAAAGAAGGGTTCGTCCGACCCGCTGGTTGAAGAAAAGCTGAAAAATATTGAAGCTGATCTTGACCGCTTTGAGGACATAAACCAAAAGCTGACTTTGCAAGCTGAAGAGTCAAAGCAGTTTGGTGAAAAGCTGGACAACATGGAAGCTATGTTAAAGCGTCCTGAAGCTGGCGTGGCAACAGAGGAAGTCGATTTCGCTGTAAAGGCTTTTGATAAGTTTTTGCGTAAAGGCGATGACAAAATGGAACCTGATGAGGTGAAAGCTCTGACTGTCAACAACGATACAGGTGCAGGGTTCTTAGCCCCGCCAGAGTATGTGAATGAGTTGATTAAGACTCTGACAGAAATCTCGCCGCTTCGCACAATCGCAAGGGTTCGCCAGACAAGTCAAAAGTCCATTCAAATGCCAAGTCGTACAGCAACATTCAGTGCGGCATGGGTAGCTGAGACAGGCACAAAATCTGAAACAACTGGATATACAACTCAGTTGGAAGAAATACCAACACATGAGCAATATGCTTTAGTTGATATTTCAAATCAGATGCTTGAGGACTCTGCGTTCAACCTTGAGGCAGAAATGCAAGAGGAGTTTGCGACACAGCTTGCAAAGAATGAAGGCACAGCCTTTATCAGCGGAAGCGCAGTCGGTCAGCCAGAAGGTTTGTTGACTAACTCAAGTGTTGGTGAAACTGTTTCTGGTAACGCAAACACATTGCTTGCTGATGGCTTGATTGATCTTGTCCATGCGGTGAAAACACCTTATGGCACAGGCGCATCATTCATCTTCAACCGCACAACCTTGGCGGCAATCCGCAAGCTCAAGGATACAGCGGGTCAATATGTGTTTCAAGCTGGTATGATGCTCACCGCTGGTGTGCCGAATACCATTTTGGGTTATCCATACATTGAGATGCCTGATATGCCAGATGTTTCGGCTAATGCGTTTCCTGTAATGTTTGGTGATTTCTCAAGAGGCTACATGGTCGTTGATCGAGTGGCACTTTCAATCTTGCGTGATCCATTCACACAGGCATCAACTGGCAGTGTGCGGTACTATTGTCGTTCGCGTGTTGGTGGACAAGTTGTCTTGGCTGAAGCTCTGCGTAAGCAGAAAATCTCAACATAAGGGAGAGTTGATATGAAAGACCTTTCAAACA